TTAATCATAACGCTCTACCGCTACACGGTAAAGGCGCAGATGTTCGTAACGGAATTTGCGACTGGTTTAAAAATAAAGGTTCAACGCCCGAACTCGTGGTATTCCCGATACCGCGGTCATACAATTCGGACTACCTATCATACGAAAGTATTGAAAATATCAAAGATATGTATTTTTACAGCGGAAAATATGAAGGCGGTGTAGTATGTGGCAACGCACCGCATCTATTTATTTTTTCAAACCAAGAACCAGACTATGATAAATTAAGCGCTGATCGCTGGCGGGTCTATCAGATTGACGGATGATAACAATAGACGCCGATACTGATCAATCCTGCATTAAATAAACCATTGTGCGCCTTGCAGTCGCACAGCCGTCATTTTTAAAGATCATTGATTACAATATGCCTAGCTTCACTTCGTTGCGCGCTGTCGCTTGCATTTACTTATAACTATCTATATTATTATAGATACTTATAAATTTAGAGAAATGTTTAAAATTGTGTTATTAGATATCTATTAGACTACAGCTTTGTAGTAATCTGTTACACAGAAACCCATAGATAAATTCTGACCATCTATTGTTAAATCGTTATTAACAACTACGAGGTAACAAGTATCCTCTGGACGCTGGTCAATGTACTGTTGTTCCATTGCCTGAACGTCTGGATCTGTAGCGCTTTGTTGTGTAGCATACCCAACAGCTTTAATAACACCACCAGCGGGAAGACGAATCTTACCCGTGGCGATAAGCGAGTTATTTTTAGGATTTTCAACAGGAGTAACGCGTTGTACTGAACTTGCGCTTGTATCCTTAATACTTCCTAATCCAACTTCTCGCTTATACAAGGTTGTCCAATATTTTGAATTAATTTCCGCACCAAACCAAGTATCGTTTGGACCTCCTTGACCGGAGTGTACTGTATAGTCAATATCACGGTAAAGACGTGAATTACCACCAGAATAACCACCAGTCGGCGTCGTTTTTAAATCGCGGTCAATAACTAATTGAGCCGCTTGATTCCGCTTAGGTTTAATTAGCATAATCGTGGCTTTGGTATATGAGGGCTCAGTTGTCGTAACTTGATACCGTAATATCCCACCAGTATGATATATACAATTTGAATTGTCCGCAGCTTGACTACGCCCAAATACTAATCGTTTTGAAAAATAAGGCTGTGATGCTATCGCTCGGTTATCCGACCACCTCTGCGAATTAGGCGCAAGAGGGCTTTCGGCATTTGGATCACACAACGCATATGGAACCGGACAGATGTAGTTAGTCGCAATGGCTCCGCCACTTCCGACGGGGAGCGAGTCCCTTTGCCAGAACGTTCGGATCCTTTCATACTGCACTCTATTCATTTTTGAGAGTGAGCGAGAGAGAGCGTCAATTTGTTTCGCTTGAGAAGTAGCACCCTTCTTACGCATAATATTTTTTTTTTTTAGCACATTTGGTTTACGGGGGAGTTTTCTAGGATTTGACATATTGAGATATACTATTTAAAGAACTAAATGCTTAAATGCTTTTAAGAATTATAGGTTCGTAGAATATACCTAAAGGTTTAGCGCGTTTGAATATTATCATATTTTTGTATGGAGAATAGTTCCAATAGTTCCAAGGGGGTGGGTAATACTATACCACCCCCTAAATGTAAACAAATATCCCCAGCTCTTAATTGGTGTTTTACTTTCAATAATTATACAAAAATGGAATATAGTTCCATAGTTCCAATAGTTCGTACCTTTTGCTCAAAATGGATAATCGGAAAGGAGATAGGCGAATCAGGTACGCCTCACCTACAAGGATTCCTCAAGTTCCATAAAAAATGTAGACCTATGTCGGTCTTTAAAGAATTTCCAAAAATTCATTGGGAAAAATGTAAAGGTACAGTACAAGATAATTATAATTATTGCAGTAAAGAAGGTGACTTTGAATGTAGTGGCTTTCCCCAGCCTATCAAAATCATAAAGCCTAATCGCATCTGGCAACAACAGATACTTAAGATTATCACCGAGGAGCCTGATGATAGAACTATTTACTGGTTCTGGAGTAGAGAAGGTGGTGTTGGAAAAACAGCATTTTGTAAATACCTTACTGTTAATCATAACGCTCTACCGCTACACGGTAAAGGCGCAGATGTTCGTAACGGAATTTGCGACTGGTTTAAAAATAAAGGTTCAACGCCCGAACTCGTGGTATTCCCGATACCGCGGTCATA